TCTTCGAGCATTTTATATACTCAGAAAGCTCTTCTTCAGTATAATCATGAGGAACCCCAGCCGGTTTCAAAAGCGGGTTGCCTAGATATGCATTATCTCCCATCAAGTTTCTTTCTTGCATCTTTTATTTTCTGGCTGACATGACCCTGACCCCGAAGGAATTTCTGGAGTTCATTGGTCGAGCCAACAAAGATTGCATTCTGCGTGATCTTCTTGGCACCCTCTTCGTCCTTGATTTTCTTCATGTCCTTCTGAAGTTCAATGAGGTCTTTGTTTGTTTCGGCAAGTTGTCGCATGATCTGTCCGACCACTTCCCAGGCGCGTGGGTGATCGGAATCTCGCGCAAGCTCAAGAATCCCATCAAGGGCATCCGAACCCTTTCCGATGATGTCCTTCAGGTTGTTTCGGATGTATTCGTAGTCTTCGTCCTGATGGATATGCCTTTCCTGTTCGGATACAATACTTACGTCCGACGAAGGCACAAGTTCAATATCTTTTAGTTTTTCCATATATTAGTCACCCAAGAAAGAAGAATAATCTGTTGCGATTCCATAATTATCATTTGCAGAAATGTTATTGGCAGACACACTAATTTCAACATCTGTTGTTGGGGTTCCGTTTGCATACATGGCAGGACGGATCGTTGATATTTCAAATGTATTAGATGATATTGTGTTCGCATGAAAATTAATTACTGCCGTATTAATTGTCTTACCATCTACTATTGGACCGAACAACGTTCCTTTGAGTGCAAAATCAAGAGTCCATGCAATTACCCGGCGCTCCTCAAATGTTCCTTCATAATTATCTTCCATAGCGACTGAATTTAATACAATAGGCATGTCTACATTTATGTCCAGGTCGGTTGCACCCTTTAGACTAATTGTAAATTCAGGAGTAAAATATGGAAGAATCTGTTCTACAATATGGGAGCCATCTTCTATTGTTTTTGTAAATATATTCAATTGAAACATAAAATCATAGGGGACAGGAGAATATGTATAACTTAAACTTGTATTCGATGCGGTGTTTGCCTTGAATATTCTTTGCATTGTATTTAATTTACGCTCAGCAGAATAAGTCATAGACAATAATTCAAATGACATTCCCGGGAGCCTCATTGCAATGGGTTTGTCAAAATTAAGATCCTCTTCAATTCGCGAAAGGTATTTGTTTTTTGGAGAATAAATTAAGGGGACTGCTATCGTTGCGGTGGTCACGCCATCGCCTGAAGGCCTATTAATTTTAATATCATTAAAAAGGGTTCCGAACGAAATAATATAATCTCGAATTAACCCATGTGAATATGTTGTCCCTAACATTGATTAAAAACTCCCAAATGGACTGGGGTCAGAGTGATCAAGAATTGTATTTGCCTGATCTTGAATCTTTTTATTATCAACCGTGGTTCCTTCGGGCATTGTCGATGTATGTTTATATGCGGCAATACGATCATCAATATCCGCAATTCCAGTAGCAACTATTTCATTATTGTACACAAATAATTCACAACGCAAATCATAAATAGGAAGAGTTCCTACCGCGTAAAACATAGATTCGTGTTCCACAAATTGTATTTGAAATAAATCTTTACTCAAGGGGAGATATACCAAATCTCCTTCTCGTGGTCTGACAAACGGAGCAGTTCCGCCCCCAGGAATAGCTTCTTCTGCCTCAAGTTGATCAAATCTTCGGGTGGCCATTGTAAATGTAGCCTGATCTCGAATGTCCAAACCAAATTTAGAAAGAAATTCTCCTTCTCCCTCAAACCCCTCTACATTCTTAATATACATTTCAATAGAATATGCCTGTGTATATGATGATAAAGTATCTTCTCCCAAAACTTGATCAACAAATAATGAGGTTGTTCTAGGAAGCCAGTACATATCAATTCCATAAAATTTAATACTTTCAATAAGCAAATCATGAATAAGATTTTGTTCTGAAGAATTTTCTATATTATTAATGTAAAAATTTGTAGGCATGAGTCATTTTACCCCACCGTAAAGTTGACAGGAAGCTCAAACCTCAATGACATCTGATCTCGTAGTGCCTCTATATCTGTTCGGGCATCCTCAAGAATTGCCCGACCATTGAGAGTTACCCCGCCGGGCAATTGCACTCCTTCAAATTTACTAAGATTTATTCCCCATTGCTCTTTTATAAGTGCAGTCGCATAACTTTTCAAAAACATATCATTCCATACTTCTGCATTTGCCGGAGCAGTTTCATCAACTGCCTGATATGTTTCAAATACAATAAAATCGCCCTCTTTAACTTCAGTTCCCCAATCTACGTCAAGGTATATTTTATTTGTCTTTCGATTGAATCTAATATTCTCCATGCCATTGATAAGATCATCAATCATCGAAAGGTGCGACATCTTCATCCAATAGTTTTGCATTTCGCGGGTGCCTTTGGTGCTATAGGTTGCCCAATCATTCAATAACAATTGATATTTAATAGAAAACATTCCACTCGTTCTGGTTGATAAATTTATCATACTACTAATACCCAGAACCGATGCTGCCTCGGCAGTCCCTAGCGTAAGATACTTATTCGTAATATCATCGCCATCCACTTGATGCGAATAATAAACCATTTCGGTGCCATCAAAATGGTATTCCTGCCAAAACCGAAGAGCATCATCAACTCGATCTTCTAACTGAAGATCGTCAACGTTGACTTCAAGGACCGGCCAACCTAACTTGCGAAGGCAATATGTTTTAAACTCTTCTCTTGTTGTTGGATTTGCCATGTTATCCTATCTTTGTTGATTCTGGAGTTACTGTTACAATTCCTTCGATTATTCTAGTTTTTGTGGGCGGAACTCCATTTGAAGCAATTTCAATGTCATATACATATCTTCCGGGAGCCAATGCAGACGTTTGTAGATTATTGGCAGTTAGTTCTAACGTCCCCGTAGCAGGAAGAGTAACCTCTGTTGCAAATGTCAAAGCAGCATTTGCATGATAATAACTTTTTCGTATCTGTGAATTTGCAGTAAAATTTGTTATAATTTTTGGTGTTGTCGCAGATTTACTAGAATATGCAACAAACGTCCCAAGATAATCTGCCCCCTGATCTATAGTTATATTTTGTATTCTGCTGGCCATATGCAATAGCTTCCTTTTTGTATTATTTAGGCAAAGGGTTATTTTCTTTGATTATTTTAATTCTTTGATACCACGTTCCCTCTGCCGTAGTGTTCGCACTAATTTTTCCAGAATCAATATCATGCCATAACATATCCAACTGAACCGCCATTGGGGGATAAGAGGACGTTCTTGCATGGTGCGAATGGTGTTGATTATTTAACGGAGACATCTTCCTTAGTGAAAGAGCCCCAGCCTCCACGCGATTCAGTATTTTGCGGTCTTCCTTAATTCTCTTTACTATTTCTGGATTTCTACCATCAACGTGCTTCTTCTCTTCTTCTGCTTGTTTTGGTGCAACAGGAGGGTCAGAAATGTCTTTTTGAAATTTCATTATAGCTCCTCTGCTATAAGACTTATCACACCAATTCCATCATAGTAACCATAACCAGACATGACGAATCGAATATAATTTTTTGATACATCTACCGACGATATTCCATTAGCTGTAAATTCAATACTGTTATCAGATTCGGTTGCAATAAATTTAAAATTATCATTTGGTATCTCTACGGTCGCGCCGGGAGCTATATCAAAAAGAGTAACAACATCTGTGCCGTTGGCCACAAGAGTTGTATTACTAAGAGAAACGTTCATGGTTCTAATAGGCCTAACCCCTATTGTTTGTCCAGTATGAGTATTTTGAGAAACATATGATCCTACAATTGATTTCCCGGCCAAATCAACATGACAATCAATTCCTCGACTTGCAATTGAATTTATCTGTGCCGGAGTTGGATTGTCTATAGTATATTTAATCTTTCCTGTAGATTTATCATATGCATATAATGTTTTTGCTGCAAGCACTTTATTATTCTCCTCATCGTTATTGGTTAAAACGAAATATCAATATCAGATTCTGTTATAGAAGTAGAAGATGAAATAATTTCAAAGGTATTAATGTCTCGCGTCACATCGACCAGACATTGCGCTCCAAGTTGAAATGCCGTATCTGTATTTTGAATTGCATTGTTCTCGTTCTCGTTTGCATTATTGATATTTTTCCATTCTCCTAAATTTGCATCTTCTCTTGGAATGATATTGACATATACAACATTATCAGTTTCTGCCACGGCACCAAACAAAGAATTCTGTGACCGAACATGCAAATTAGGGGAATTGTGATTACTTGAATATAATTCCCAAGAGCTATTTAAATTTGTTTTCTTAAAAGTCGAAGCATTTCCTT